ACTACACAAGGTGTGAACGGAATAGATAATGATGATGCCTTAACAGCATCATCAATCTATTTTGTCTTTGTAATTGGAGATTCAAGCGGGTTTAATAAACCTGCTGGATTGATTTCTTTAGATCCTGTCTCGCCAAAACTTCCATATGGATATGATAGCTTCCGAGTTGTTGATATAAAATATACAAATTCAACTCCTAACTTTATTTTATCTTATACAAATGGAGAGCATGGAGATAGAGAGTTTGTTTATGATACTCCTGTTTTAGTATTAAACGGAGGGTCTGCTAATACATTTACTTCAGTTGATTTATCAACAGTTGCTTTTGGCGCAATAAAAGTAAATCTTATTGCAAGTATTACTCCAGTTGCTGTAACAGGAGCAGGCGATTCTATTATTTTAAAACCTGGGGCTTCTAGTTCTACTAAATTTGCAGAATTAAGCGGAAGTGTGGCAGGGAAAGCACAAGTAGGAGAATTAGAATGCTTAATTGGAGATAATTGGACTATTGATTATATATTAACTGCTGCTGGAGATGTAGGTTCTCTTTGGCTTAAATCATATAATTATAACATATACATATCATAGAAGGTTAAATATGTCATATTCAGTTAATAAACTGATTACTAGCGCCTTTTATCTTTCTAAAGTGAGGTCTCAAGACTTCCAAAATTTAGGAGGCGATGATATATCAGTGGGATTAGATTTGCTAAATGAGGTTTTATCCGAAACCTCTATTAATACAAAGATGATACCGTATTTCAGCAGTGTGACAATACCAGCAGTTATTGGGCAGGAAAAGTATTTTATTGAAAATCTGGTAGAACCTTTTTCTCTTACTTTTAATGATACTACTATTCGATATGCTACCACTCAATTAAGTATGCGTGAGTTTCACTCTACTACGCGTATTGATGGCGTGATAGCACTGCCTTTTGACGTTACTTTTACTCTTAGTTTAGGTGGATGCGATATGTATGTGCAGTTTTTACCTGCTGATACATATCCATTTATTGTTTGGGGTAAATTTGCTCTATCTTTGCTAACAATTGGGCAATTACCCCAAGACTTATTAGCTACTTATGACATGTTTTACATACGTTATTTGCGATATTTGTTAGCACAGGAAATATGCAATTATTACGGTGTATCATTTAATGCAGAGCTAAAAGCAGTTTCCGATAGAATAGCTGCAAATTTAAACGATAAAAACCCCATAGATTTAACCACTAGAAAATTAAATTTGTATGACGATAAGAACGCGATAAATTGGGCGCAGGTTAACTTGGGTAAAGGCTTTACTGCTGGGGATTAGTGATATTTTAATATTTAATTAACATGCAACAATCACCATTAAAACCAATATCACAATTACCTTTACAGTTAGTTTGCTCTAACAAATTTGGACGTTATCAAAAAATATCATGTGAGCAAGTTTTTAACATGTTTCAAAGTGATGGTTGGATGGTTAATTTTGCAGGATACGAAGCTATATATACAGAAATACTTGCAGGCACAGGAAGAGGAATATTTTATAGTTCACGTTCTGGGAAGGCATTTTTTGTAATAGGCGAAAACGTATATAGCATAATATTTCAAGGTACAGTGCCTGTTGTTAATTATGTATCAAGCTTATCCACCTCAACGGGTGATGTGTTCATAGACGAAAATCTAATGTCGCAAATAATGTTTTGCGATAAGCAATATCTATATGTTTATGACTATTCTACTAGCGCATTTTCAAAGTTACCAATAGATTTTAGTGCTGGTTACGTAACGTTTCAGGATAATAGATTTGTGGTGTCGTGTAATGGATTGCCACAATGGCGTTTATCGGATTTCCTTTTAATGTGTATAGATACTGTTACGGTTGTAAATGGTGGAAGCGGATATCATGTAGGTGATGTTTTAACTCTTAATGGTGGGAAGAATGGAACAGTTACAGTAGCCACATTAAGCGGTAGCGCTGTTGCCACAGTCACTGTTACTACCACTGGATCTGGTTTTGATAATGAGATTACTTATGGAGTGACAGGAGGATTTGGAGTAGGAGCTACTTTTTCCGTTACTTTAACTAGTGGATTTACGCCATCCTCTCAACAGGTTGGAAGCTTTCAAACAAAGCCAGATAATGTTTTAGCTTGTGTAAGAGTACCTAGCAAGACAGGTCAAATCTTAATAATGGGTGAGACAGTAACGGAAGTTTGGACTGATTTAGGATTGCAATTGTTCCCTTACCAAAGAAATAGCGGATATAGCATAGATTACGGATGTTTAAACGCAGCTACGATAGCAACAACCGATGAATTTGTTGCATGGCTTGGTAGTAATGAGAAGTCAGGACCAGTAATAATGTTGTGTTCTGGTGGCTCAACTACGCAAATATCGGATGATGGTATAAATTTTCGTCTAGCTCAAATGGTGAACCCAGAAAATTCTTTCGGTTTTATCTTTAAGCAAGACGGACAAACGTTTTATCAATTAACGTTTGCAGATCCAAGTGATAACGTTACTTTCACATACCATTTTAATGAAAAGAAATTTTATACATTATGTGACCCTCACCAAAACTACCATATAGCGCGTAGAGTAGCATTTTTTAATAATAATTATTATTTTATAAGTGCTAATGATGCGAATTTATATCAATTATCTAATGACTTTAATTTAGCAAATGGTGAAGAAATTCCAAGAATAATTATAACTCCTACATCAGCATTACCTGATAGATCGCCATTTGTTGTAAGTAATATTTCTTTTCCTATTGAACAGGGCATGAAAGAACATAGCACTTTAACTACTGTATATGAAAATTTGTATCTTTTAGACAACAACGGTAATTACTTAATAGATAATGACGGGAATTACATAATAGATGATGTACTAGCATTGGCGGCTAACGAGCCAAATTCTAGGGTTGACCTTAGCGTATCACAAGATGGTGGCGTTACATTCGGTAATCCGAAAGGGATTTATCTTAACAATTGGGGAAGAAGGAAGAATATTTTTAAATTTTATAATTTAGGTAGATATAACGAAATAATTTTCCAATTTAGATTCTGGGGTATTGGAAGGTTTGTTTTAACTAATGGTGTTGTGGAAATAGCACAAACACAATAAAAATCAGGTGAAATTATGGGATGGTTAGGAAACGCAGGTAATCTTTTTCAAGGCATGGGCGGTGGCGGTAAAGGTGGATGGGGTGATATCGGGCAAGGAATAGGAAGCATTATGTTTGGCGGTGGTGGCGGTCATATACCCAATATGGAACAGTCTAATAACTATTTGAATCAAATACAACCTGGAATAGATAGATACTTACAGCCGTACATTGGTGCTGGACAAAATGCAATGGGGACTTTGCAGGGGCAATATAATAACTTAATGAATGATCCAGGCGCTATGATGAATAAATTTGGTGCTGGATATCAGCAGTCCCCTGGATACCAATACAATGTAAATCAAGCTACAAATGCTTCTAATAACGCTGCTGCAGCTGGTGGGTTCATAGGAAGCCCGCAACAACAAGAATATATGGCTAAACAAATTGGAGGTTTAGCAAGCCAAGATTATAACCAATATTTAAATAATGCAATGGGACTATATGGGCAAGGATTACAAGGAATGGGAAATATAAACAATATGGGATTCCAAGCATCAGGACAAGCTCAACAAAGCATGTCTGATATGTTAAAAAATCAAGCACAAATGGCGTATACGGATGCTTTAAATAAAGCACAGCAGCAAAACAATAAAAGCGGTGGTGGTGGTTTCTTTGGTGGTCTTGGTAAAGTTTTAGGCGGCGCAGCATCAGTGTTTGGATTGTAAAAATAATAGGTAAAAAATATGATCGATTTTAAACCAATGACATTAGAGCAATTAAATGCAGGCTTGTATAGACGTAAACAAGAATTACAAAACCAATATTATGGAAGGAATATTGAATCTGAGATATATAACAGAAATCAACAAGGTAAATTATATGGCGAACAAGCGCAATGGTATGGTCCAAAATCTCAAGCTGAAATAGATTTGATAAATAAAGGACAAATTCCGCATTATTTAGCACAAAATAGATTAATAGATCAGGGACAGATTCCGCACTTTCAAGCGCAAAATAGACTTTTAGGCGAACAAACACAGGAATTAGGTTTTGGAAATAAATTTAAAGGCGAAAAATGGAAAGAATATAAAAAATTACAAGATGAATATGATGCTCTTAGTGGAGCAAATGGTCAACAAGCGCAGTCACCGCAAATGTCACAAGATATACCAGAATCTTATTTCATACCAGAAATGAATAGGAAAATTGATGAAGCAAATAGAATTGTTGATCTTAGAAATGCTGGTAAAGATGTACGACAAAATCTTAATGAGCCTACGCTTAATTCTGCATTAAATGCAAGGCAAGGACAGCCTACAATTGCTCCTCAACAGCAAAATAACCCTTATCCATTCACTCCTGTTCCACAACAATTAATGGGCTCTATGGAGCAGTTTAATCAGCAGCCAGCTATACAACAACAAATAGCGCCACAACAATTAGGAGAGGCTCAGAAACAGTTTCAAGCTGCTACACAACCAACAATGCAACAACAGCCACTTGATAGAGAAAAACGTATGGCTGAAATAAAAGCTCAACAACAAGCACTATTAGGGAATATTGGTAAGAGCGAGAAAGCAGCCGCTGAAACTCCTGAAGAAAAAAGGCAAGGACAAATCAGGGTTGCTAAAGAAAAAGAAAATATTAAAGAAGCAGCTAAAGATGCAGAAAAATCAGAACTTGCATCAGAAGCATCTCAGGTGGCGGAAGGAGCATTGAATAAAATGCTTGAAAGCTCGAAAAAAATGACGATGCTCCAATCAGGAGGGGTGTTTGGTCATACCCCCGCTTATGAAGATGCAAGACAAGAATTTGATCAGGAATCGGCAATGCTTCAAAAATCCGTTATGGATAGCATGAAAGGGCAAGGTCAAATGTCCCAAGCAAAAATGCGTTTTATAGAAAGTTTAAAACCAAATAGCAAGATGAATGAAAAAGTAAGAGAAAGTACCGCTCTTACTCTTTTATCTGCTGCAAAGAGATCAGGAGAAAGGATCACATTTAATGCGTCTGCAACCGATGCTGGATTTGATCCCAAACAAACTAAAGTATTGTGGAAATTATATAATGATGAGCGTCCAGAATATGATTCAAAAAATAAAAGACCAATAGATGAAAATCTAAATACATTTTCTGATTATATAAACAAAGATGCTTTAGATGCCGCTATTCATGGAAAACCTTATTCTCCTAAAAAACAGGATGGGGATTCTAATAATGCTATGGTGATGGTTGTTGCTCAAAATGGACAAAAAGGAATGATACCGAAAGAAAAATTAGATGAGGCGTTAAAGCGTGGTGCGAGGGTAATACAATGATGCCAACTGGACTTGAAGATTTAGGATTTGTTGCATCTGGACTTGAAGATTTAGGATTTATTCCTCATAACGAACAACCACAACAGCAACAACCAGAACAACAACAAGGATTTGCTCAAAAAATTATCAATAATCCTTTAATGCAAGGAATTTACGGGGCAGGAGATGCTTTTACTAATGCATTATCATTTGGTTATTTCGGTGATACTGCTAGAAAAGGAGGAGCTGCTAATCCTGAAAGTTTATCTTATAAACTTGGACAGCTAGGTGGAAATATTGGAGCAGCAGCTATACCTGGAAGCCTTGCTGGAAAAGCTATAAGAGCTGGCATGTTGGGAGCAAAAGCTGTTCCATATGCAAATCTTTTAGGGAATATGGCGGGAGGTGCAGAATGGGGATTTGCTGCTAACCCAGGTAATCGTGCTGTATCAGCGCTTGAAGGAGCAGCTATACCATTAGCGTTTAAAGGTGCTGATATGGCTATTAAGCCAATTGCTAAAGGAGTTGGTTATTTAGGGAAAAGATCAATAAACTTAAATCCTGCTAAATATGAACGAGAATTTGCTCGTCATGGAACGAATGAATATCTAAAACAAATAGCAAAACCATCTAGTGAAATATATCAAAATATAGAAAATAAAACTGCAGGTCAGCCAATAAGTTATATTGAGGATACTTTAGAGAAATTAAACAACATCTCCCCAGAAGCACAGAGCATGTACTCTTCAGATTCTTCTCTTTCTCGTATTCGTAATGCATTCGATAAAAATAGAGAATATAAAACAGCTCATAAGTTATGGAAAACTTTAGGAGATGAATATAGAGATTTAATGAAAACAAAAGCTAAAGCAGGTTCTCTTAATACAGAGCAAGGACAAAAAGTAAATGGGATATTACAAGAAAGAAAGGCTCTTAATTCTTTTATAAATGAAAATGTAGAAGGATTAGGATTAAAAGGTGAATTTCAAAAAGCTAACTTATTACATAGAAGAGATGTGATTCCAGCTAGAAATGAAGCAACAATATTAAATGATTATTTAAATACAGAAGGCAAGATATTTGATAAAAGAGGATTGACTAATGCTTTATCAAAAGCCTCTAGTAAAAATGCTATGTTTAGAAAACCAATACCAAAAGAAACTCTTAATTTAAATAAACGTTATGAAGAAAGTTTAAATAATATGGAGCTTTTAAAAAAATTAGGTTGGATAGGAGCTGGAGCATTAGGAGTTGGAAGCACGGGAAAATATTTATTTGGGGGAAGATAACATGAGCGGATTGAACACATATTTCATACCATTAACTATTCTACAAGAGCAATTTTGGGACAAGGTAACCGATGCTCCATTAGCAGGAGGAAAGCTTTATTTCTTCCAAGATGAGGCTAGAACTATACCTAAGCCTGTATATGTATTAACAGGAAGGCCGCCAGATTATAGTTATGCGGTGGCGTCACCTTCTGCAACCTCAATCACTCTAAGTTCAATTGGGACGGTTAATGATGGTTCTGGGAATAATCTTGTCATATATGGTTATCCATATGATGATAGCGAATTTGATGGTAGTGGTAATATCCAACTTTATTATATGACAGCTTATGATTCAGATGGTAATTTCCAATTCTCTGTTGGAGGATTCCCAAACGTACCATTTGAAGAAGTAGAGCAAGCATCAGGTAATGAAAAGAACTTTATTAAAAATGGTCAATTTGTACTTAATGATGGTGCGAAATCTATATCAGCAACAAGTACCGAATTAGCTTATGGTGATTGGTATTATGTAAGAAGTTCTAATACTGCTACTGATGCTGTTAGTTTCACTAGGTTTGGATCGCCAATAGAAGGTGGTTATCCTAGTGCAAATCCGCGTTATGCATGTAATGTTTCTTGTACCGTAACAGGTACAGATTCGTATAAAGCATTAGAAATTAAATTTAATGATGTAAATAGATTCTCTGATACTGTACAAACTTTAAGTTTATTTTTTGAAGCTAAAAGCGCTGTTGGGTCAGCAATTACAGTAGATTTATATAAGTATTTTGGCAGTGGTGGTTCAAGCCCAATATCAGAACAGATAATTGAAAGCACTGTTTTAGATTCTACATGGACGCCTGTAACTGCTTCATTTGCATTTGGTTCTAACGTTGGGCAAACATTAGGAGCTAATAATGATGATTATTTCTCTATACGGGTAATGTTCCCGCCTGCAGCTACATTTAACGTATCATTAACTGATTTTTGTATGTTTCTTGGTTCTGAAAAAATAACGCAATATCCATTTGGTGTGGATTCATATAATGATAAACAGATAGTAACTACCTTTAATACAATTAATGTTAAAACATTTACTACAAGCGGAACTTATATACCAACTTTAGGTATGAATTATTGCACTATAGAATGTTGGGGTGCTGGTGGCGGAGGTGGTGGAGCAGCTTATCGTTCAAATACAAATGGAGCTGCTGGAGGAGGAGGAGCTGGAGGATATTCACGCAAAACAGTTGCAGCAGCGACAATAGGAGCTTCAAAGGCAGTAACTATAGGAACTTTAGGGGCTGGTGGAGCAGCTGGAAATAATGCTGGAGGGAATGGAACAGCAACAAGCGTTGATTCAATCTGCATTGCTAACGGCGGAAGTGGTGGTTCTGGTTCTACTGGTGCAACTATTGGGTATGGAGGAGCTGGTGCAACTCCAGGAACTGGAACCAC